TGAACATCTTCAACATCAGGCTCATAAACAATACCATATACAAGCTTTTGTGGATCATCCGATTTAGTGACCAACTTAATTTCGGTTTCAAATTTTTGTTTTAGGTCTTCGGCAGACTTAGTAAGAAAGAATGATTTCTTATTGGCTGCCTTATCCACATATGAAACATGTGTTACAAGAACGTTTTCTAGTTTTCGCATTTTCTCACCACCTTTCTAATTATCTTTTATTTCTGGCACCACAAAACAGTGACAATGTATTGACTCCTTAGCAGATAACTTAGGGTCACGAGGATAACGGCAACTTTCGCCATTGACGATGAAGTACTCGCCTTTAGCGATTGTTTGGCCGTCCATTGCCTCGTGACCTTTTCTCGGTTCTTTTATGCCATGAGTGTGGCGCCAAGTCATACCTATAACAGCATCATTTTGCATAAATGCTTCATACTGGCTGCCAGAGTACATCCTTAATCCCTCAGTGATTGCAGTTGTCCTGGCACGATTGCGAGAAAATTCAGGAAGTGAAGACAGTTTACTTTCTAACCATCGGATTCCTTTGCCTTCATCAAAAGATTCTTGAATCACTCCTACAAGAGCGTTCTCTGTAGTGATGTTCATTAACTTTGGCAGCGTCCTAAGCCATTTTTCGATGTCTCGGTAGTGTTTCGTCTGATAATCAAAGCCTTCAGATCCATCATACTTGGCATTAAATTCATCAAACAACCCAAAGAAAGCTTTTCTCAGTTCTGGGATAACACTTTCTTCCATGTTTGATTTGAATGATCGTCCACGGAGCATAACTTTTATAGATAATTTGGTCGGTTTCTTTTTTCGATTCTCTACGAATTTCTTTACCTTTTCCCATACTTCCTCGTAATCAATTTGCAAGGTGTCATCCATCTTATCCTCTGAATTTAAGATGAACGTAAGCAAAATTGGAACAAATAAAAAGCCTGCTTTTTCTAGAAGCTTAGCCAGTTCATCATCTTCTTCTTTTTTTAACTGTAAAGCGGCTTTAATTAACTCTTCATCATTCATCAGACTTCACACTCCGGATCATACGCCGAATACTTGCTGCAATTTCACTTACTTCTCCTTCACCATATGCCTTAGCCACGTCCAATTCACCAAGATTAAACGCTGATGACGATGATTGTTTATTCAACGGATAATTGTACTCTTCTCCATCAAAAGCTTCTAGCGGCTTATTGAGGGCTTTTGAAAGAATATCCCTCAAATCATTTGGAGCGACTGCATTTGCTTGGATAGCTGGTGTGAGAATCGCTTTCACATCCTCCATATTTACAAGATTGGATGATTTCAGAAACACTTCTACATACTTGAATTCATATTCCCTAAAAAGCGAATTAATACGCCAATCGTAAGATTCTCGCATAGGTTGGAACACTTGCTCTTCCGTCAGTTCTTTAGCAGTCTCAGCAGTAGCTCTTGTATAGTCGTTTGATCTTGCTACATAAATTGGGGGCAAACGGAATGCTCCAAGAACTGATTCAATAACGTTCTCATCGTACTCAAGAAATAGAGCGTCTTTTTGTAAGATGTCTGCTAACTTCTCAATGTTAATTGCTGGCTTGAATTTATCTTCCCCATATCCTAGCCCTTCTTCTGCAGGACTTACTTTTTCAGCTTCTAGCAATAAAAACTTATGCTGATTTTCTTCCCCGCCAATTGCATTAGCATATGCCTGTAACGTGGCTTCGGATTGTTCAGTCAGCTGCGCATTTTCTAGCGTGATGGCAAGAGGAATATGTCTTCCCTGAGTAAAATATCGATAGTTCAATTCGTCGGCTTTACGATTTCCAAGTATTTTAATCAATGGACCTACCCAGCGAGGCTTGCCATAAGGATCTTGAAAATCACCATTTTTGAGGTGAATGATTTCAGTAGCTGTTCCTTGCCCCTCAGAACCCACGCTTCCATTTGAATTCAACGGAGTAGGGTCACCATAGGTTTTATACCACGTTCCAGATTCTTTAACAGAATCATCCATAGAATCACGAAAAACAAAATAGCGGACCTTAATCTCTGATCCGTCCGCATTTATAACTCTATTTAGTTTGGTAACAGTCATGTACTCAGGCTTTACAGAATCAATTCCTACAACATCACCTTTAAGATTACGAATAACTTCAATATAGCCATTCCCGCATTCTTCAACATGTCGAATGACCTCCTCAATCACTTCTTTCGGCGGACGTTCAAAGGATAATTCTTTGAGAAGGGTATCCAATTGATTCCATTCTGCCTTCATCTCTGCTGTTTCTTCGGTGTCGTCAACCTTGTAACGTATACCAAAACCAAATCCAGCCACGTTCGTTACGTATGCTTCAATTGATTGATTCAGAATGTCAGATATATCGGTGATTGATCGTAAAGTAGCGATATCATATGGTGGAGATAATTGGGTCAAATCTCTTCTTTGATCAAAACCACCTGCAGACTTAAACTTTAGAGTTCTTTTCTTCTCAATGCTCACGTTCTTTTTGATATATTCTTTAGGAACAGATCCTGACGATCCGCCACTAATAATTTTCGATGTCAAGAAACCACCTCCTAAAATGCTGTCTTTCTATTTGTACGTCTTTTCTTGGCTTGCTGACCTTTACGCCTTTCCAGTTCAATAGAGTATCGCAACATAGCCATTGCATCATCAAAGAAATTCACCGGAACATCTGTAAAAGTATTGGATTTCTCGTCCTTTCTCCACTTCCATTGTTGTATTTCTTTGATTGTATTTGTACAACTTGGATGGATATGGATGCGCATCTGCTTCAAATAATCGATCTGCGCTGACACACTTCCGGGTTCTTTTACAACTGGTTCAGCATGATAGCCAGCTTTTCGCCACATTTTAATTCGATCCGGCTCGGCAGAATCACACCACATAACCAGTTTTTTATTGATTCTTTTTTCATTAGCGATCGCAATAAGTTCACTCGTATCTTTTTCGAACTCATAGATTTCACGGCACAAAAAAAGCTCGCCATCTTTAAATCCAATTTCACCAATAGCATTGGCATGATTGAATCCGAAGTCTTGAGCGTTAACCATGTAGTCAAAACGTTCTGGGTCTGTGTTAAAGTTTTCTACAATGTAATTAGTAAGGATAAGTCCACCAGACTCACCCCATTCGCCGAGTCCATAGATTTGATATCCATCAGGATCACGCTCTTTTCGCATCATCATCCGCCGGTGATAGGCTTCATCAATGAATCGATTCTGTAGATATGTTGATTGATGAGTAAAAATGTCTGGATGCGTTACATCAAAGTACTTTGCCTTAATCCAGTGAGTAGCTGATACCGGGTTAAAAGTAAATGTCATTTGATAGTAAAGATATGGGTTAAAATCCAAATTACCACGTAAACGGTCATCGAGAATGTCTACATCGGCTTCATAAAGTTCTGTCGCTTCCTCAATCCATATCCAAGTGAGTTTACCACGGTCAAAAGTAATAGATTTCACTTTTTCTCGCTGTCCGTCATCTTTCATTCCACGAAATATCACTTGATTGCCAGTAATTTTTGATTCGAGCATCATAGGCGATGATTTAATCGACCAATATTTGTGGTAATCAGATCCGTAGATTTTATAAATAGCAGATTTCAATTCAGCATACGTACTATCTTTATTTGACTCGGCGACTTTACGAACACAAAGAAGATTTGCTCCTTTATATTTTGGATCTCCAAGTTTTATGATAAAGTCTTGCGCAGTATTTACGGATTTACCAGAACCCGCTGATCCTTTAGCTAATCGATATCTTTTCCTAGTGGTATTATAGGTTTGGAAATTCCGGTTAAATTGTACCTTAACTATCATTTGGCGCTTCGTTTTCGCCATCACCATAATCAACCACCACCTTCAGATCCATATTGCCATCTAGCTCCACTTTGTCAGTCCATAGGCTATACCTTTTGCCCAGAAGTTCAGCTGCTCTTATACGATCTTTATTAGCTACTTGCACATCTTCTATCGTTGAACCGTATTCAGATCCTTGAAAGACTACCGTTTGATCTGTTTCTTCTCCTCGCATAACCTTACTCAAATATTCCAGGACCTCTTCTTGATTAGCGATTTTTTCTGATTGCAGCTGTTCAAGTCTTTCGTCTATATATTGTCTAATGTCAGGTTTTGTCAGGTTCTCACTACCTACAGACTTAGCAGTTCGTTTACTATACCCAGCAGAAATGGCGGCTTGAGTAGCATTACCGCTGATAATGTACTCATCCGCAAACCTACGTTGTTTTTCAGTTAATTTCACTACTCTCACCTCGCAATCTGTGTTTGTTTTGTAATTTTATGTATAAAAAAAGACCTCAAGAGAGGTCGTGATTCTTTAAACTAACCATTGAGTATCTTTTGTTTTCTGGACACTCGTCTATTTGATAAATATCCTGTTTTCCTGGATAATCCGGCTTTTTCCCTACACAATAATTCCTAATTGATTGTCGAATCTTCTTTGGTTCATAATCACTAAAATCATTGCAGATGGTAGAATAGGGAACATTTTTTCCACCGTGTTTTGTTACCGACGACATTATTAGTTTATCTAAGGTATTCATCGAATCACTCCTTTTTACATATAATATCAAGAATCAGAGTGATAACCAACAAAAAACAGCCCCGAAGGACTGTTTAGTAGGAAGCACCAAAGATCATGTGAGTAATCTAATTGACAACTCCCAATTGACAGAGGTGGATTTGAACCACCGACCTTACGAGTATCCGTCGTACGCTCTACCAGCTGAGCTATCTGTCGGGCTTAAATAGATATTCTTGACGGGTTCAAGGTTATCAACCTTGATTAATTACCTCTTACTTTATCTAGTATTTTCAGAATAACCATCAAGTCACTAATGCCAATCAGGAATGCTGGATTTGAACCTGCGGCCTCTACTTCCCAAGAGTAGCGCTCTACCAAACTGAGCCAATTCCTGAAAAAGACGGCTAGCGAATGAAGATAAGGAGTGTGTTCAACTCCATTCATAATAGATTTTTTTGTCGCCGTCTTAATTAAAAACAGGACGCTGGGAATAATTTTCAGAAAGGAGGTTTGCCAACGGATCTTAAAGGAGTGCGCCCTGTTATTTACAATAATTGATAATACTATCTTACTATGGATTATTGGCACTAAACCGCCATTATACCGCCAAAAAACCGCAATTTTTCAGCGATAAGCGACAAGCTTGCCACGACGATAACTTTCAGCAAATTCAACCAATGCATCTGATTTCATTCGCTCAATTTGCCGAACTGAATAGCCCATCTCATCTGCGATTCTTAGATTAGAATATTGATCTTGTAAGCAGAAGCTATAATGAAGTATCTGTCTGCTTGTTAACTTCAAAGCCATAAGCGCCACGATTATTGCATCTCTTTCTGTTTCTGCATCCAATCTTTGAATAAAAGCATCCTCAGACTTATTTCCATTACTAGGTGTTCTAGGCATATCAGTAATAATCGGTGAGCGGACATCGATCTTTGAACGACCTGCAATCCGCTCCAACCGACGGTAGTTCTTCAAAACATATCGTGCATTCTTTCTCGTTTGAGAGAAATCAACTTCTCTTAGTAATAGCATCATTGCTCAATCGCCCCTTTATTTGGTATAATGAAATTACCTTGGCGGGGACAAAATCATTATTTTGGGGGCATTGGGCGATTGCTTAATGCTTTTTATTTTGCTTTACTCTCGATCTCCTTTAACTGCTCTGTGACGATCACTTCGATGATCAAAGCCATCTTGTTCCATAAAATAGCTTCCTCCATAATCTTGCTCCTTTTTGTCAGTAGCCTTGCCTATCACAACACATAGAAACATAATCACGACAAAAGCCGTTGTACCTAGTACTGCAAAAGTCATCTTCATCCTCCACTTTCCATCGCATCTTGCACTAGCGGATCATTGATAATAATCTTGTACTTCATCTGCTCATGCTGCAGCTGTTCTTGTAACTGCTCAATTTGCTTTGATTGGGACCAAATTACGTACGTTGATCCCCAACAAGACACTGCAAGCATTGCTAACAAGATATAAATCACGTATTTACTTTTCAAGTATTTATTCCCCCAATCCGTAATTGTATAGGATAGCCAACTTAGGCCAGCGATCGTTAGCAGTATTGATACAACAGCTAGTACCGTATAATGATTAAATTTCATTGGCTTTCTCCAATAGTTCTGGGTTTTCGTATATGTTGCCACATACAACGCAATAATCTTTGATGTTATATAGCCAATCTTCATCCCCTGCAGTGAAAGTTCCATTCTCGAAAACTATTTTTTCATAGTAGTGATATCCAGATTCAGAATACTTAATTGCTACTATATCCCCCTCGAAAATCTCCACGCCGTTCTTGTCTTTCAAGCCTGTGGATTGCATGAGGACTAATCCGCATGTTTCAGGTCTTATAAAAACATTTCGTAAATTGTAGACGTTTAGCAGCATGCGCCAAGGTATCATTTCGTTAATTGCTTTATCCCACGCTCTAAATTTTGGTACCATCTGATCCCTCCTGCTCCAAAACCTTATAGCAGTCATCCCAAATTTCATCTGATACGCCGACGCAAATTGGACTTTCACTAGATACTCCAACCAATTTTCCGTTTTCGTAATAGCCTGTAGCCCAACCAATCCAACCTTTTTTAAAGACTTTTCGCATGGTTCCCCAATCTTCCCAATAGACGTCTTTAATTATTTCAATCTTTATTTTTCTGGTCATTATATCCCTCCTGTTTGCTATCGCTGACGATTGCGGAATTAACTCTGGATCTCTCTTATATCCAAAATGTGGATATTGCTATATCGTTTGATCAGTGCATCAATTGCATTTTTTTCTGTCTTCGCTGAGATCCACTTGATTGTAAATATCAAATTGCCGAAATCATAATAAGCAAACTCAATCGCATAAGTTTTCAAGTGTATTCCTCGCTTTCAGTTGTTTATTTCGTCGGATAACTGACTTGGTAAAATATAAATATGTTACAATACCTAAAAGGAGGTATTGCTTTGGGAATTTTTTTAGCTTTTATTTGGTATATTTTTATAGGATTTATGCTTTATGGAATCATCAGGTTAGCAGTTAAACATGGGATTGCCGATTCTAATAAAGATAATCTGTGACATAGTTACTACTCTTTTAGGGTAGTTTTTTTTATTTCCGTAGATAGTGAAAATATTTATTCAAGACTTTCTTTTTAATTATTTTTTTACATTAAAAATAAAATATGATATTCTGTTCAAAAGGAGTGAGTACATTGAACAGAAAAACTAGTTTCTACCTCTATCTGTTAGCCGCTTTTGTAAACCTTATAGCAGCTTTCTTATTTTTAACTTCAATTGGTGCCATTCCAAAAATTGCAGGGCTTTTATTTTTTGCTAGCTTTTGCGTCCATCTAATACGAGCAATGAAACTAAAGAAATCTGAAAATCACAACTGATTCTTATTTCATTTCGCTAGTTGACTATATCGTCGGATAACGAATTCCGTTCTCTATTGCTTTACTACATTCAACTTGCTATAATTTCGGTGGAAAGAAGGTGCCAACTTGAGTTATGTTCTATTATGTTTGATTGTTGTTCTTTGTCTGTATCACTTATACTTGTCAAAGACATTGTCTAATCGTCGCAAGAACAAAAATACTGAAAAATTGGTTTCATTACTGAATAAGTTTGTTTTAGTTGCCCCCTTTTTTGCTATTATTATTTTTTCTATATTATTAAATACCGTCCTCAAAGGGATGTTCTTTGAGAGAAGTTCTCACGCATTTATCCTCTTTTTCTTATGGTTATTATTCACTAGAATCTATATCCTTTTGATAAGTCTAAAACCACAGAAATACACTATATTTCAATTGATAATAACCGGGTTACTATTATTATTAATTATTGTTTTCCTTACACCATTAGATAGGTATATTTCTACCTTGTTCAATCAGTTTGGAAAATGGAATTATATTATCGGTATTTTTGAAGGTATAATTTTTTACACTGGGTCTTTTCCAAAGAAAGATAGTCATTAATTAGTCCCTAGTTGACTAATTAATGATTTTTTTATTCCATCATTCTTTTCTCTCAGTTCTTTATTTTGGTGGATTACTGACTAATCCTGATGCCATCGTTTTTACTTCATCAATCGATTCAAATACAGGGTATGGATTCTCTGAGTCGCTTGAGGTGAAAATATCGCTATGTCCCGTTTCGTATTGAGGTGTTGGTCGTACTGCTTCAATGTGGTTAACATTAAGAAGAAAAGGTTCCCCTCTTTTCACCACACGGTTTTTAACTTCTCTAAAATGCAATGTGATTAGCATAGTTTCTTCCTCCGTTTCCTTAATATCTGTCGTTACTAAATTTTTATATCTACAAACATTTATAGTATTTATTTATTTTGTTTGTTTATTATGGTATTTTATTTAAAAGGAGCGATTCTATGGCGAACAATATTGAATTTGAAGTTGAAAAAGTTTATAAAGGCAGAACCAATGAAATCTTTGTTATTACTGATCCCGAGACACAGGTACAATATATTCAAACAATTATTATCGGTTCTGACGGAAAAGGCGTCGCAATTACACCAAGATTAGAGCCAGATGGAAGTATTCATTATAAGGATTAATTAGATCAACTTGTGTTGGTCTTTTTTCTTTCCAATTTGGTAATTTCTTCCGATTCTTAACTAATAAATTTCTGAACTTCTAGCAGACTTCGTGGATTTTCTTAAGACTCACTACAGTCACATCGTTAAGTTTTCGTTGTATTTCATCATCTTTTTCTTCAATGCAGCTGAGGATCCTTACTCGTGCTGAATTCTTGTAGATACGACTTACTTGCGCTCTTATCTGACCTGAAAAAGGTCTTCCCGGAGTGCAGATGTAGCTTTCACCAACTTTTACAGATCCTTTTTCTTGAACATTTGCTGATTCATATTCTCCAAAATCTTCGAATGGCGCTTTAATGCTTCTGCTTCTCATTGATGGTTCCTCCTAAAGTGGATTAATTTCAATTTCTGTTCGAGGATTGAAGCTGTATACTTTACGGCAGATGCTAACTGCTATCTGGCCATCGTCTTTATACAAAATTCCGTTTACCGCATCCGTCACTGCTTTAAAATACTCATTGTGAGTGTGTGTCTCTATGTGTATGTCTCTCTGTGTGTGTGTCTCTCAGTGTGTTTGTGTCTCTCTTAGTGTGTGTTACTCTCTCAGTTTTGTGTCTTGCTCTCTGAGTATGTGTGTCTCTGTGGATCTCTTTGTGTATCTCTCT